GCCCCGGCCCCCCCCCCCCCGACTATCGAACACATGCTTACTGTCATCAGAGACAGATATCCGAAAGCACATGCTCGGCTGATGCAGCTCTACTCCAGCAGCACGATGAACCGGTGGCATTATGAATTCCGGGTAGTTCATCGTTTCATCCGATGCAATTTCGGAGAGTATGACCAGTACAATCTTGACATTAACAAGGATGGACGGTTTGTATTCGAGGAGGTCAAATGCCCGTTACGGGGTGAATGTGAACATGAAGGGGTGATATGCAGACCGGAGCTTGATACAGCACTGACCGATCGCGAGATGGATGTATTCCGGCTCATTGCCTCCAGCTGCCAAACTGATGAAATTGCGGCAGAGCTACATATCGCGCCTTGTACGGTTAACCGCCATCGAGAGAATATCAAGGCAAAAATCAAGGTTCGTAATGTGGGTGAGATGATTTCCTACTGGCATCGGAATCAAATGAAATAAGCCCACCGTGAGGTGTGCCATCTGTGTTTAATGTGTATTCTATGGCTGTGGCGGTCTGCGAAGATAGTCCGGCCCCTCATACTACATTCAAATGGTAGCGGTATACTTAAGATTTGCCGCGACTGGGGTTCGATTCCCCTATATGAGACGATGATTTACTAACTTAATAAACAGAATACATGAATAACAACAAAGGTTTTTCCTCCATTTCCACTCCTGACGGACAGTTCAGGATGTGGATTCCACGTCCGACGGCTTCGGGCAGAGTAATATGCAACTGTGGATTTGCACTCAAGAGTCATCTTCCTTTCGTCGATGCCGTTGATGCGCTGGACTACCTGCAGGTAGATGAAGTTCGGCAGATAGACCAGGACTTTAGTATCCTTGCTATTTCATTTCTTAATGCGCCGCATGAGTGTATGCTGAAGATGATAGAAGATATCCCCGAACTTATGGAGCAATACTTGGTAAATACATAAAATCTGAATGCTATGAGATACTTTATAGATAACATCAAGACTTATGCCAATGTCAACAAAAAAGGCAGGGCATTACAGATATACGTGCAACAGTTTGACCGACATCTGATTGCTGACGAATGTTCTTTGGATGCACTGAAGTGTGACATCGAGCACCAGATTAAGGTTATGAATGAGAAATACCCACGCAGCCGTCCGGTTCGGCTCGAGGTATATGAGAATGCCAAGGGTGGACAGTGGACTATTCTTGTGGAGCATGACAGCGACAGCATTGTCTGCATCATATCCTATGAAAAGGTGATGGGCTATTATACCTTGGCAGATAAGATAGATCAATTTGCAAAAATAGGACAGTGATGAGTAATGTGATTGTTTTTTTGTGGATATCACTAATTGTGATAGTGGCAGTCTTGATACTATGTGTCTGGGCAATGCGGAAAGCATCCGGATCTTACCGAATTCTCTTTCTCTTTGATATTATCGTCTTGATGATAAATATTGGGATAATAGGATTTGCAATTGGGTATCTATCTAATATGCGGTAATATGAGAGATTTGAAAATGACAGATTTCCCGACATATCCTTGGGAGACCCTTGACGTGTATCAGGACAACAGTTACTGTTACAATATCCGGCCCGGGCAACATGTCGTTGGAGATTTATTCGACGATTCCAGGACGAAGCTGGTATCATACAATAGTAAATCACATGTGCAGATAATCTGCGTATGCGACCCCTACAAGCCGCCTTTCTATGCGCGTGAATGTATGTATGGTGTATATTCGGCGTGGAAAGATATCGAAGAGGACATCTTTACCTTGGAGTTTATGGGGTATTCTACCAAGCAAAAATTTCCACCTCTATGTACATCACACCATTATTTTTAAGATAATATGAACAATGAATCGTTTGAGAGGGCCAAAACCCTCAAGGAAGAGATTGAAAAGTGTGATTCCCTGCTTGATTCAATCCTAAAAAGCAGCAGGGAATGCTGTGTGTATCGCGATGCCGATAGGGGTACTCGTGACCTTGTTGTTATCCCCCTTCCCAAGTATTGTACCCAGTACATTATAGATGGACTTTACGTGAGAAAGTGCCGGATGGAGCAGGAATTTAAAGAATTATAACAATCTTATGACAAGAATCATGGTTACTAAAACAACATTCAAAAAGAAATTCCCGGACGTTAAGGTGCAGAAGCTGCAGACCAGCGTTGTCTTCAGCAGGCAGCAGGTAGAAGAAACCGTATTGAAGATGTGCGATTCTCTCGGTACCGGACTGCTTTATTACAATTATGCAAACAGATGGATAACCGTTTATACCTCCGAGAAAATGAAAACGGCACTGGACTCAATGAAACCGGGGTCAGAGGTCTTTCACGAACATTATGGTGCCTATGGCAAGGTGATGAGCGATAAGCCTTTTGTCATTTGCGGAGAGTTGTGTATCAGGGTTAACTTCGGGGAACTGCCTGAAAGTGGAACATATAGCTGTGTATGTTTTGTAATGTAAAAAAATAGATATGAACCCAATGGATAGTGAATTACAATGCAAGAGATGTGGGAAGCCGATAAAAGGTGGTTGCTATAATACTCCCGATGGAACTTTTTGTGTCGATTGCTGGGATAAAAAAATCAGCGAGAAAATTAAAAAGGATTATGAGAAACAAGCCTTAAAGAGATTGCAGACTATTGGTATCAGTTTTAAAACTATAAAGAAAGGAACTAAATGAGAACTCCAATCACATATTACGGGGGTAAGCAGCAGCTGGCAGCCAAAATTATTTCTATGATGCCGGCTCACAAAATTTATTGTGAACCTTTTTTTGGTGGAGGTGCTGTTTTTTTTCAAAAGCCCAAAAGCTATCTTGAGGTGATTAATGATAAGAACGATAAACTTATTACGTTCTATCGGCAGGTTGCGACTAATTTTGAGCAACTGGCTGAAAAGATTGACAATAGTCTTTGTTCCGAATCTGACTACTATCTGGCTAAAGATTACTATAACGGAAGAGTTCCGGCCGGAGATACTGATATAGCCTGGGCTGTATTCATAATAACAAACGGTTCTTTTTCCGGAAGTATGCACGGCGGTTGGAAATGGTGTAATGGTTCGGCAGGAAGCCATACCGGTGTGTTCATGCGAAACAAGCGTAGAGAGTTTAATTCCGCATTGAGGAATCGCCTGCAGGATGTGCAAATTTCTTGTCGGGATGCGCTGGATGTAATAAAACAAAGAGATACATCCGATACGTTTTTCTACCTTGACCCACCATATCCAGGATGTACTCAAGGTCATTACCGTGGATATACTCACGAAGAATTGTTCCAGCTGCTTACTCTCCTGCAGGAAATAAAAGGAAAGTTCATTTTATCTAACTTTTGGTGTCAAACACTCCGGTATTTCGTTACTGTGAATAAATGGCATGTAGAAAAGATAGATATGCCTCTCAAGGTCGCCAATCTAACGGAGGCGAAGCATAAAACAGAAATTTTGATAAGTAATTATGAACTGAGCCCAATGCTGTTCGGCTAAAAACAATCAAGTAATGAATAAAAAAGAAAGGTCAATGAAGAAAGGTCAGAAGGTGCGCATCCTGCGTACCAATCAGGTAGCAACAATCGTCGAAGTGGAGTTAATTCGTAAAGGTGGCAAGGTAAATCGATACTGCCATCTGAAGACAGATGAAAAGTCATATTTGTGGTTGGATGCCTCAGAACTGGGGAGTGTGGTGGAGGAAGTGAAGGTCTCGGTAGTTGATGACCGGAACCGGGAATTGCATCTACTCATACGGAATGATTATTTCAAGAACAAGATGGATGTACAGCTTACAGGCAAGAATCCGGATAATCTGAAGGAAGCTTCCGGACTATATGCGAGACTGATGAGCTTGTTCATTGGGAGCCTGAAGGAAACGCGGGAACTGTAGGAGCGGATAACGTCCTTGATGATATGGAAAGCCTATTGAAATATAGAATGGAAAATCTTGATTGGATAGACCGTTTCTTGGAGAAGCTTGGCGTCGACGCTTTTCTTGAGTTTGAGACGAGGGTATATAGTGCCCTCGACAAGCTCAAGGTCATGCATTACTATGATATCGGGGGCTCGGTCATACCGGAGCAGCAGGAACTATTTATCAAATTCTGTTGCTGCTATATCACCGGGCACTCTGAATACGAATTCAATGAAGACTATACACAGATATGGAGGAAAGAAAGCTATGAACAATGGAAGATGGCAACCCGATGAGGACAGATACGTCCGGGAAAATGTCAATAAGAAGACATTGGAACAAATGGCGGAGCATTTGGGAAGATCCGCATTGGCTGTACAGTTATATATGCACCGGAAGCATATTGTAGTGGGACAGACAGTCAAGCGGAATCTGGTGCAGGAGATTCTCCGACTGAAATTCCGGCATCCGGAAAATTTCATGCCCAACCGTGCCTTCTACCAGGAGGTAGGCATCAACCAGATGCGCTGGTGGGATATTTTCTATGGCCGAAAAAATATAAACCAAGAAGAATATATCGCGTTGTCGAAGTATTTCGGCATAACACTGGAGGAGGCATTCGCAGCGCGTCAACTTTGCATATTTGAAGAACAATGATTGATGACGAATTAAAACAGAGAATAAAGGATGCCAACGAGATTACGGACGTGATCGGCCAGTTTGTATCCCTTCACAAGAGAGGTATCAATTATATAGGGATCTGCCCGTTTCATCCGGACCGGCATCCGTCGATGACCGTCAGTCCGTCAAGACAGACATACAGGTGTTTCGTCTGCGGCAAGGGAGGGGATGTTATCCAGTTTGTCCAGGATCATGAGAACATGTCATTCAACGAGGCTGTCACCTGGCTGGCTGGCCGTGCGGGAATCTCTCTCCCTGAACGGGTGATGTCCGACGAGGAAACGGCCAGGGTAAAAGAACGTGAAGCGCAGCGTATAGCGATGAAAGGCGCCGCATTCTTTTTCGAGAAGCATCTTCCGGAGGCGCAACTTTATCTGCATGACAGAGGGTTCAGTCTGGATGACAAGGTCCTGAAGGATTTCAGAATTGGATATGCCCCGGCAGGTAACCTGGCTAAAAAGGAGATGCTTGCAGCCGGATTTTCCGAACAGAAGCTACTTGAAACGGACATTCTGAAGAGAAGCGAGAAGAACTTCACCTTCGACACTTTCAAGGACCGCATCATGTTTCCCTATTTTGATATCAAGGGCAACATAAACGGATATACCGGACGCTGGCTGATCCCGCAGGAAAACACCGGCAAGTACGTCAATACCGGGGACACGCCGTTGTTCAAGAAAGGCACTCACCTTTTCGGTCTGTACCAGGCACGTACTGCCATTGCAAGGTATGATTGTGCGTATATAGTCGAAGGTCAGTTCGATGCCATGTCCATGCACAAGTTCGGTGTCTGCAATACCGTTGCCACCAGCGGAACCGCACTGACTCCGGAACAGATACAGCTGCTTGGCCGGTTCACCCATCGCGTGATACTTGTATATGATGCGGATGCAGCCGGGCTGAAAGCGTCACTGGCCAACTGTGAGGCTTTCTTGCGTGCGGGTTTCCAGGTCAGTGCAGTTCCGCTTCCTGAAGGGAAAGATCCTGATAATATTGCCCAGGAGCAGAAACTTGAAACCGGGAAATGGCTTGCAAACCGGGAACAGAATTTCCTTCAATATTTTGCCATCTCCTTACGAGGCAAGAATCCCGGAACCGACCCAAACAGAGAGGAAGAGGCAATGCAACGGCTTTCAACCCTCATATCTGTCATCCCTTCGGAAACGCTTCTTCTCAAGTGCATAGAGATAATGGCCGGGATTTTCGGCAGCAACACAGAAGTCATCCAGCGGAAAGTGAATTCCATCTTGCGACAGCGGAAGACAGCTTCCATCAAGGAGAAAGACAAGATGGCTCCCGGCATATATGGTATCGATATGATTGCGGAGGCACGTAGCGGAAATGAGCCTTGCATCCTGACATCAGATTATCAAGAATTCCTCACCTTGTATGGAGATGCCCCCATAGCATACGTCCATGGCATTCCTGGAATGAACGACATACAGCAGTTGCGTCAGGCAAGCCAGATGTTCACCTCTGACAGCGATGGTCTTACCATTGCAAAGGACGGTACGGAATCCGGTTACCTTGCCGGATTATCTGCCATTTTCCGTGCCGGGCTCTCCAATATCACCATAACGGTCGAACGGGATGTCCAGGATGATAATGATGAGGAAGGAAGTGACGACGAGGAAAATATGGACGGGGAGGCAAACGATATCATCGAGACTTTCAATTTCGCGAAATTCTATGTATTCCTGCACAAATCTTTTTTTAAGACCTATAATGGCGAGCGTGCTCCCTATATCGAACGTTGTGCTGAAATAATCAGCTACGCGGAAGATTCGGTACGCATCATCAACTTTACCTACTTTCAGAATTGCCTGGGACTGACCAAGCAAGCCTTGAATGAAATACTCAAGCCCTATCTGGCCAAACGCAAATCACGCATGGCCATCAATGCACAACGGACGGACGATGACTATACTGAAGAGAATTATGACCCGGACGAACTTCCCCGTTATGTCCAGGACAATCCGGAATATCTGCAGATGTTCCAGCAATGCAATTACTATCCGAAGTTAAACAAGCAGGGGGAACCGGTATGCTACCTTTTCAAGAATGAGAAGTCCGGCCATACCATGGTCGGTGACTTCTATATGATTCCACTCTTGCATATTTACTCGGACAACGATGAGGAAAACAAACGTGTCCTTAGAATAAACCGCCGTTATTACAAGACACCACTTTACATTGAGGTGAATTCCAAAGTCTTGGCCAAGAAAAGCACTATTGAGGAGAAGCTGATTATGCTGGAAGCAGTCAACTTCACCAATGGTGAAGAGAAACATTGGACTAAAATACGTGAATATATGAGCAGACATTATGTTACTTGCACAGAGGTTTCCACATACGGGAACCAGCAGGAAGACGGTTTTTCCCGACGGGATGACCAACAGTTTTTTGCCTTTGCCAACGGCATCTTCCATGTTGTTGACGGAATACCGAGATTTGATGCGGTAAATGAGCTTGGAGTGGTCACCCACAATGGCAAGAACTATTATCTGCCGGCATTCTCCACCATATATGCCGGTTCCGGCAAGCAGTCCGACAAGTATGAACTTATTTCACAGCTTGTCTATAAGGAAATCCCTATAGACAAACGTTGTACTTTCGACGAATGGGCCTCACTGATGGACCGTGTCTATAAAATCAATGACAACGGGAAATGGGCCATTCTCTTTGCCATCATGTGCGCTTTCCGAAGCAATATACACTGCATAGACCGTTTGTTTACAGCGCCATTCTTTATGGGACCGATGTCATCCGGAAAAACACAGATTGCGATATCCATCCGTTCCCTGTTCATATCTCCGAAAATACCAATTTTCAACCTGAACATCGGTACCGATGCAGCCATGTCCACATTGATGAGCACTTTCCGGGATGTTCCGGTTGTCCTTGATGAATACAACAATAAGGATATATCAGATATAAAGTTCCAGGCACTTAAAGGAATAGTATATGATGGCGATGGAAGACAGAAGCGTAAAGGCACATCCGGCAAGGAGATAGAAAACGACAAGGTGTACGCGCCGGTTATCATTTGCGGCCAGGAAACTCCCCAACGTGATGACAATGCACTCATGTCACGTATTATAGTCTGCGAAGTCCCCAAACCGAAAAACCGGACCAGGGAGGAAGTGGAGCTTTTCAACAAACTCAAGGATATAGAAGATCCGGTCAAAATCGGGTTGTCGAATGTCCTCTTTGAAGTCCTTCAGCTGCGTCCGCTGGTAATGCAGCATTTCCGGGCACTGAAGCAGAAATCCTATGATGAATTGAAGCAGGCACTGGTGAATGCCGGTGAGATTGACCGGCTCATGAAGACTGCATCATTGTTTCTGGCAACATGCAGACTGATTGAGGATTATACAGAGTTGAAAATGCCGTTCACCTATGAGGAGTTTTTTAAAATAGCCTGCGATAAAATCAAATTTCAGGTGGAACTGATTTCCAAGACGGATAAGCTGGCCACATTCTTCAAGGCTATGGATGTGATGATTGATACCAAGGCAATCAGGGAAGGCAGGGACTTCGCCATTGATACACCGGAACGAATCACCATCAAGCTGCCCGGAGGAGAGAAGAAGGAGGTTCCTATTCCTGCAGGAACCCGCGTGTTATTCCTACGCGTCAGTACCATCTATACGCAGTACGCACGTTCTTCTTACAATCAGGAAGACTCAACGCAGTCGACCATCGAGCAGAACCTCCGCTCCCATCCCAGTTACCTGGGCTTTGTCCATGCACGCCGGTTCAATTGGTATGAAGTCGTGGAGGTACCACGCGGCGGTTTCGAGGAAGATACTCCCAATGAAACCGGAATTCCGGTAAAGCTCAACAATGACATGGTGCGTAAAGTTGAGAAGAAGTGTACCAATTCCAGTTGCATAGCTATCAACTACGAAATTTTCAGAGAATTATATAGCATTGATTTACAACGCGGTTCTGAAGAATCCCGTGTTGACGATAATCCCGACAATGACCCTATCGGAGCAATCGGTGCCCCCCAAGAGCTGAAGTTCTGATGTTACATTTTCCTATATCACAAACCAGACATTTATTCCCGGTGGCCGCCCCATCGGGAATAAATGCTTTTTTATATTCTGATTTACGGACATTTCGTTCGGTTTCATCACCCTGGTATATTATGATACTTCCCTACTCCATCCCCCGGACCCCCTGGAATAAAAAGATAAGCAATATAGAGGGAGTTTTGAAAAGAAAATATTTCAAAAGAGGCGTCCAACAGTCCAACAGTCCAACAAGAGAAAGAATTTTAAAATGTAACTCTCTGTTGTATAGTAGTATATATTTTCTATTTAATCATATATATATACTACAATGGCGTTGTCTTGTTGGACGCTGTTGGACGTGTTGGATTGCCATTTTTCAACCATCCAACTGGCTCCGTCCAACAAAAACGGCAAAAAATGCGGCTTGTTGGACGTGTTGGACGTCCTCCAACAGTATTTTCTTTATAGTAAATTTGTATAACTAAATAATAATCAGTAACTTTAATAATGCTGTTGGACTGTAGGACAGTTGGAAGCAAAAATAAACAAAAACGGTTTCAAAAAATTTTTTTAAGGAAATGAGCATGATTACGACGAGTATTTCAATTACACCTTACCTGGCTGAATATCTGCGTGGAAAGTACAACAACGGTGCGGATGAACCTTTCCGTATTCCTGACAATACGGACTTGTACCATGTGATATGGACGCTGATGTCGCGGCGTCATCAGAACCAGTCTCCCATAGATGACGGTAATCTGACTATCATACTCCCGGAGAGGCGTATCGGTAAGGATCCGGAAATATACAACTATCTGTCTCCACGGTCGGCCAAAATCATAGAAACGGAAATACGCAGGATGTTCAACCGGGAACTTCATACGGCAATGGACGAGAACGACCTGAACGGGCATGAGTTGAACAATCTCGATATCGTTCACAATTTCCTATGTGCGTATTGCATAGACAGCATCAGTGAGGATGCGTTGCTGAAGAACTTCTATCGGTGGCGGGAGAACATCCGCAAGCGGAAAAAACGCCGCGAATATAAAAAGAAGTTAAAAAACGGCTAAAAAATCACCGACCGAACTATGCGTTTTGTCCCAAAATGGCGGACAAGATGTCCTATGTATGGCGAACTTGTTGAATTACAAATAAATATCCTAATATGAAAGAACTTTCCATTCAGATTAAAGTCTATCCGGTGAGTAACATGCGCCAGGATGTCTATCGGTTCATGGCCGATGAGTTTGAGTTTACTCCGGTACCGGAATCCTCAGAGGCGGGCCGCTGTTTCAATTGCAATAAAGATATAAGCATAAGCCTTCCTCCATCCGGAGTGATGAAAGACTTCCTGGCAGGCAGGTTCTGCATTGTCGAGTTCACTGACACCAGGCACCGGAGTTTCCGGATCGGGGACAAAAAAATACCCGCCATTGTCTCGATATCGCCCAATCTGAATTCGGCGACTCTGAAAATTGAGTGCAAAATGCTCAGTTCCCCGCTATTGTAGCGTCCTTCACCCCTTTCTGCAGGCTGCCTATCTTCGCTGAAAAGATACGCAATGAACAGAACTTATCTACGCCAGCTTCTTACTTTAAATATACACCGGCTTCTTATCACGGCAGAGGGCTTGTCTTCTGCCATGATAGAGGCTTTTCCATTGGTGTCCGCTGACAGTCTGCAGCCGACATCCTTTTTCTTCAATGAAAATCCCCCCACATATAAGGAGACATCGAAAAAGGCCCTTTCACTTCTTCAGCAGGAAATGAAGGCCCGTTCAGAACTCCAAGGTATAACCGTCACCGATGACTTCTCTTCTGACGAACTTCCTGAAGGCAGTATCGCCTATCACCGTATCTGGGGATTCATCACCTCAGATTGTCAGTGGTATTTCTCCTCCAAGCAGTTCGAACGGGACCTGCTTGCGGCAGAAGCCAATCCGGCCATAACCTGCCATTTCCTGCATGTGAACTCTCCGGGAGGGGAAGCATGGTATATGGACAGACTCAGTGAAACGATGCGCTCACTCGGCAAGCCTGTCATGACATTGGTGGAGCAATGCAACTGTTCGGCCAGCTATTATATAACCTGCCATTCCAAATTCATTGCCGCACTCACGGCCTATGATACCATCGGCTGCATAGGAACCATGATTTCCACTTGTAACTATGACGGATGGTTCGAAAAGATGGGTCTCAAACTCATCCAGGCCAAAGCCACGAAATCAGACCTGAAGAATAAAAAGACGGATGACTTGCTCAGAGGGAAACCGGAACAGTACATCAAAGAAGAACTGGATCCACCCAATGAACAGTTCCTTGCCGCCGTTCTTGCGTCCAGACCGCAACTGGGCAACCTGCCGGAAGACGATCCGGTATTCCGTGGTGAAACGTTCGATACTCCGCATGCCATCGATAAAGGGCTGGTTGACGCCTCCATGACTTTTCCCGAAGCTGTGGCTAAGGCTGTAGAACTCGGTCGCAGCTATATGGAGATTGAGAATATAAAAAGAAGTGCTCTCAACTATTTATAACTTAACTTTTGTTTATCATGAATTTAAAGGAAAGAATTCAGACCGTCCTGCAGAAACTGAATCTGCTGGACAAAGCGAAAGCCAATCAACTGACCCAGGAAGAATGGGGACAGATAGTCAACTCCTATAATCAGGAGTATCAGTCTATCCTTCAGGATGACTTGGCTGCGGACCAGGCGGCGCAACGGCAAACGGTTGCCGTCACCCAGGAACAGATTGACCAGGTACAGTCCATTCTTGGAAGTATCGTCAATCCGGTACAAACCAATTCAACAGCCACGGAAGAGGGAAACGGCGGGAATGGACCGGTGCAGACCATTTCACAGCCAGCCAACGGTGAAGGTCTGGTGCAACTGGCCACTGCTGTGCAGAGCCTGGTTGACAATATGAACAACCGCGCGGAGGATGATATCCCTTCCCGGACAGTGACAGCCGCTTCCATCATGTTCACGGGACCGGCAGACCGTTCCCAGTATCTTTTCGGTATCGAAAACCCGATGTTCTCCATGTCCGAACGCTGGAATAGGATTGCTGTCAATCCGGCCTTAGCTTCTTCTTTCGGTCCATGGGATGAAGAGAATGAAGGAGCCGCTTTCCGTCGACAGGCCGTTACTTTCTCCCGTTCACTGCAGCAGCGTTACAGCTATCTGCACAGAAACGGCATGCTTGACGCCAAACGCCTGGCAGCCGGAGAATTCAGTACGAATTACGAAGGGGTGAACACAGCCGGTGTGGGCAACCAGTATGTGGTTCTGCGTCAGGATGCCCTGATAGCCCGTGTACTCGCAGTCCGCGACCTCACGCAGTATTTCCCCGTCCGCTATGGAATTCAGGACCATGACCTCGTGTTCAATGCCTTCTTCTCCGAAGTTTCCCAAGCTTACCAACAGGGTGAAATCTGGAAGGGTGACATGAAGCTTGAGAACGAGATGGGCCATGTGGACGATGCGATGATCAAGCTCAAGTTCGGTCCGATGAAAGAGCTGGAACGCATGTACATCGCCTATCTGAACAAGGAAGGTTCCGACCCTATCAAATGGAACATGATTGAGTTCTGCATCCTGAACTCATTGGAAACCGCTCAGGTGGAGCAGAACAAACGCCGTATGCGCGGTATCTATGTCAAACCGGAAACGGGTGTCGCAGGCAGCTACCTGAACGCATCGACCGGAATCATATACACGCTGGTCCGCTACATGCATGAGTTCAAGATCCTTCCCCATGACGACGAGTCCTATCGCAGCTACACGGCTTCCAACATGCTGGATTCCGTTCAGGAGTTTGTCGGCGATGTAGTCACGTCCTGCACTGAAGACATGGACCTTGACCGTCACGTCCTCTATCTGAATAAGACCCATCTGCCCTGGTGGATTAAGAATGTACGCGCCAAATATGGAAAGGACATTGATTTTACCGGTCCAGACAGCTACAAGTTCGTGGTTCCTGACACGAATATGCGTATCATCTGGCTGCCTTACCTCGGCCAGCTTCCTCTCATGTTCATGGACGTTCCCGGCAACCTCCAGTTCCTGGAGTTCGTACCGGGCGAGATGCTCTCCATCAAGGTAAAGGATGACATGGAGCTTGTCAAGGCATGGTCCACCTGGAAAGAGGGTTGTGCAGCGTCGTTCACCGGCCGCCGTTTTGACAGTCTGGATAAACTGAAGGCCAACAATTACGAATGGCAGCAGATTTTCATGAACAAACCTGCCGTCGATATGGCAGCAGACGCGACCACTGTCGATGCTTCAAAGGGATTCTGGCAGATAACAGCGGCCAACACTGCCGCCAAAGCCATTACGGACATTACGGGAGCCAAAGCCGGTGTAGCCTACATCATTGAATGTGGCAGCACAGAGAATGCCACTACCATCGCCAAGTCGGACAAGTTCGCCGATATTACGGAAGCTTATACTCCTACCAAAGAGGGTGACTATATCATGGTAATCCTGAACAGCAAGGGGAACTTCCTGGAACTGGAACGTCAGGTAGGCGGTGTACGCAAGGTAAACTCCGCACTCCAGCCCAACATTCCTGGAGTCAGATAATTGGCTGTCAATAAGAACAGATTGTTTTCAGATAGCGCGGGGCGGGTCCACTTAAGCCCGCTCCGTGTTTTTTATAACTTAAAAATTAAAATTGTATGAAAGCAAAAAGAATTTCAAATCCTTTCCGTAAAGGGAACCAGGCTGCCCGTAAGATGCAGGTCCGGTTTTTCCTTTCGCTGATGGTGCTTCTGGCACTCGTGTTTATTCTTGACATGGTCATGTCTCCCGGTTCTGTGCTGGGAATTTACGGATTTTCCGGTACCACACTGGCCGCCATGATGGTCATCGGTGACGTGGACGATGTATCCGACCGTAAGACGCACGGCTCGAATATAGCCTACAAGATTTACCTGGTGGATGTCGACCAGATAAATTCCGATGTACCCTTTCCGCTTCCAAACCAGCAGCGTGAGATAAGCACCATCCCGATGAAAGCCGGACAATACATGAAGTACTTTGCGGCGCACGATATTCCCACCTACACTTCAACCGGTGAGAAAGGTGACATTACCACCAGCGGTACCAACACTTTTGTTGCCGTCATGGGCGGCATGCGTGACCAGCTGCTCGATTTCATTGAACAGCATGCCGGAGGCAAGTTCATCATCCTTTTCAAGGAAGTGGGCGATGCGCAGTGGTACATCCTCGGCAACTATGACCGTCCGATGGTACTCTCCTCCTTCGAGTCCAAAAATGACAAGGACGGGCGTTATGTAACCTATACCTTCACACGTACAAGCATTGACCAGTACTACAAGTATACGGGCGATATTGTCCGTGCTCCGGCAGCGGCTCACACGGCTGGCGCAACGGCACTTGCCATTAAATCCACCAACAACCGTTATACCATCCCCGATGGCAGTGAAGGCACATACGCCATTTCCACTGTCAGCGGATTGACAGCCAATGATAAGGGACGTTACATCACACTTGAGGGTACCGGTACCGACAAGGCGGCCACCATTGCCGACGGCAACAGCTTTGTGCTTGAGGACGGCGCCACCTGGACAGCCAAGGCAGGTTCTTCCATCACCTTCATGGTGCTTGATGCCTCTACACTTGTCGAGGTATCCGGCAGCCGTGTGCAGACAGCTTAGTAAAAACAACTTCTTACAAGCCTGCATAATTCCTTTATAGGCAGCGTGTTGGCTTGTAAGAATTAAATCTGTATGTTATGTATAGTTTCAAAGAAAAGAAGACACATTTCGTAGCTCTCCGGAATCCGGATGTGGCACAATATGACCTTGAGTTACTGGCTAAAGAAGTTCCTGGATTTCCGCAGCTTGCCACATTCTCACGCAACCCCAAACGTTATGCCGATGATATCCTTTATGCACTGTTAGATTGTGCCACACGTGAGGAAATACGTGAGTATCGCCGGGCTATGATTGCAAAAAAGGCAAAAGAGGCTGAAGATGCCGGAGAAAAGAAAACAAAAGGTCCTGCTACGAAAAAAACGGCCGAAAAAAAACAGCAAATGCCCGAAGGGGAAACAACACATACTGAAGAGACCGGTCCACATGATGACGTGGAAAAACCTGAAACAGCTCCGGCAGACAACTCGGCAGAAGAGTTGAAACAAGCGCTTGAGGAAGCGGAAGCCCGTGCTGAAGAAGCCGAACAGCGTGCCGATGAAGCGGAGGAAGCCAGGGATGAAGCGGAAGCCCGTGCCCAGGAGACTGAGCAGGCGCTGGAAGAAGAGAAAAAAAAAGAGCCGGCCAAAGAAACTCCGGAAAAGTCCAAAAACAAGAGGAATACCCGCAAATCGACTGGGACAACCTCTTCGACCCGCAAGTCCAAATAGCCACACTCATCTACAACGACCGTGTGGTCACTTGGAAACAGATGAAGCAGCTCGACGAAAGTCTGGAAAGAAAACCGCAGAAGCGTGACATCATGGACATGGTGGAACTGCGTATCCGTAATCTCCAGGCATTCGATGAGCTGCAATCGTTCAACGACACTGGGAAGTTCCTCTACATTCATCCGCTCATAGCCCACCAGTCAGAGAGAGCACAACTGGAGAAGCTGCTGCAGACGGACCCGCAGGAGTTCCTGCGCCTGCATAAGAATGTGACGGACAATATCCGCAGATACGAATGTTACCTGAAACGCGCTGACAGGCAAAACAAGCGCACCCAAGACAAGGAGAATCTCCGACGTCACCGTGAACGGGAATCACTGTTCAAAGCAATATTGCAAAAATTCAATTCGAAGTAAAATGGAAAAGCTGATAGAAGTATTTAATTTGGGTGGTTTGCCTACTGCCCCGCTGGATTCGTTCTTGGAGCTTCAGGAGGACTTCAAGAAGTCTGATCCTGACAAATTATCGAAACTGCAGATGCTTATCATCACCCGTGGTTTCAAGTATGCGTTCAAAGCCTGGCAGGATCCGGACGGAAAGCTCTGGATTATCGATGCCCATCAGAGACGGAAGGCACTGCTTGCATTGCGCAAGTCCGGGTTTACAATACCGGAAATACCTTATGAACCCATTTTTGCGGCAGACAAGAAGGAAGCGGTAGAGGAAATCGCAGCCTATAATTCCGAGTTTGCCACCAGGAATCCGGATACCCTGCTGTTCAAAAAATATAATATAGATTCTGACACCCTGCAGCGCTTCAACCTGGGTTATGAGGTCAAGACCACTGATTTCGGGCAGGTATCTCCCTTGTTTGCCCAAGAGCATGAGTCGGAAAATGTGCAGGAAGATGCCATCGATTTTAATGTTCCTGCATCTGAAGATACTGTAATTGCCAGATCTGGAGATATATGGTTACTCGGTAACCATCGTCTGATGTGTGGCGATTGCCGTTCCAAATCGGACATCACGGCGCTGATGGACGGGCAGCATGCGGACTTGTGCGTCACGGATCCACCGTACAACGTGAACTATGAAGGCGGTACAGAGGAGGAACTCACCATTCAGAACGATTCCATGGAAAACGACTTGTTCGCCACCTTTCTCAGGCAAGTGTTTTCTGTCATGTTTGCCGTACTCAAGCCGGGAGGATCCTACTATATATTCCATGCGGACAGTGAAGGCGAGAATTTCCGGGCTTCTCTCAGGAAAGCGGGATTCAAGATTGCACAATGCTGCATCTGGGTAAAGAATACTATGGTGATGGGACGCCAGGATTATCAATGGCAGCATGAACCTTGTCTATATGGCTGGAAACCGGGTGCCGGACATCAATGGAATTCCGACCGTAAGCAGACTACCGTCTGGAATTTCGACAAGCCGCAGCGCAATGCCATACATCCGACAATGAAGCCCATAGCCCTTATGGCATATCCCATATCCAATTCCAGCACTCCCGGTCAGATAGTCCTCGACATCTTCTCCGGATCCGGTTCAACCCTCATGGCATGCCAGCAGATAGACCGTATCTGTCATGCTATGGAGATAGACCCGAAATATGTTACCGCCACCATTTACCGATACCGCGCCATGTTCCCTGAACAGCCCGTCCGGTTAGTCCGGAACGGAGAATTACTGGATGTGAAACAGACAGCTGATATGATAGCTGACCAAAACAAGGTAATCCAATGAGACATGCATCACTTTTCAGCGGAATAGGTGCGCCGGAATTGGCCGCTTATTGGTTGGGTTGGGAAAATGTATTCCATTGTGAAATCAACCCATTTTGTAGACAAGTACTTAATTATTGGTTCACTAATTCAAAAAGTTATGAGGATATCACAAAAACAGATTTTAGAGAATGGCAAGGGAAAATTGATGTCCTCACGGGAGGATTTCCATGCCAACCGTTCAGTGTGGCCGGAAAGAGAAAGGGAACAGAAGATAACCGCTACCTCTGGCCGGAATTTAAACGTGCCATACGGGAAATCAGACCGCCTTGGGTTGTTGGTGAGAATGTTGCTGGCATCTTATCAATGGTACAACCCAGCAAGAAGGCTGACATGGAAAGTATGCCGGCTACGGAGCATGAGGATAAACAGGAGTTTGTCATCGAAACCATCTGCAAGGACCTTGAAGCCGAAGGATATACTGTCCAACCGATTGTTATACCGGCTTGTGCCGTCGGTGCGCCCCATAGAAGAGACAGAGTCTGGTTCATCGCTTGTAACAACAGCTTCAGATTACGAAAAAAAAAGAGTGAAGGAAAATCGGATACGGATGGCAGAATACCTCCGTACGAATTTGTTGCAGACTCCCACGACTGTCCAACGTTGCGAAGCACCGGAAAAAATGAAGGAAAGGGCACTCAAAAAGGGATACAAGAACGGAACGACATACAACAGTCTGCTAAGCCAGCTTGTTTATGGGGGACTTCTTCCTACTCCTCAAGCGGCAGACAGTTCAATTGGTGCAGTAATAGGACAGAACGACCGCTTTATCATTACGAAGAACGGGATGTTTCGGAAAGTGAATCAGAACGGTTCGAACGGAAGTGTAGGACTTGGAAGGATTTTCCATCTGATGAGCACACCGACTGCATCGGATTGGAAGGGAGGCTCGACAAGGAAAAACCCCTCTCTCCAGAGAACGAGTCTGCGTGGGGAAATACATGCGGATTACGGTATTGGGAAGACTTCCCAACTCAACCCCCTATTTGTCGAGGAGATGATGGGATTTCCGACTTATTGGATACTGATGCCATTTTTAAAGGCTCCCGGTCCATCCGTCAAAACCCTTATTCCAGATGGAGGACAGAAGCGATAAAAGCCTATGGAAATGCCATGGTGCCGCAAGTGATATATCAGATATATAAGACCATCAACGAAATAGAACAATAACATGAAAAATGAAATCAGTCCAACTTCAAATGTCGATAAGGCCACCTTGATAGGTGACGAATATGTATCCCAAGTGCGTACTTTCGGTGCCTTGGGGTACACTCCCCAACGTATATGTACGCTTCTCGGCCTGCGTGGAAAAGAAAAAACGGCACTTATAGTCCGTCTGTCGATACCCGGTGACGTATATTACGACGCCTACCGTAACGGTTGTGCCCTGGGAGAATACAATATCGATGCCGAACTTGCCAAGAAAGCCGAGACCGGTGATGTGTCGGCCATTGAGACCTTGGAAACACGTAAGCAGGAACGGACAGTCAAAGACTTAAGAAACCAACTCTTTGGAATATGACCAGACTCGACACCCTTGATAAGATACATCCGGACTTGATATCCGCATTCCTCACCACCGGGAAGTGTGATGGCATTCCTGCCGATGTGCAGTTATTCCTCAAGCAGCTGCAATGGGCGGCGGAGATTTACGAATACGAGCGTAACATCACCCGTGCCGCCAAGCAGCTGCGCCAGCGCATCAATGCCCAGCAGCAGATTAATGTGGATGAACGTACATGTAAGGCACGCATTTATGCGGCCATCAATTACTTCAATATTGACAACAATGTGTCCATCAAGGTGTGGGAGTCCAACTATGCCGACAAGTACGAGGATCTTGCCAAACTATGTGCGGCTGCCGGTGACTACAAGACCCAGGGCAAGTGCTATGCCGCCGCCCTGGAGTGCCGTCGCCGTGCCGCCGAGATTGCCGAAGCCGACCGTAACCTGGGGATCGTCTTCCTGATATCTCCCGAACTTACTCCGGAAGACCTGGGATACAGCAAGGCCTCCCTGAAGGAGATTGCCTCCAAGCACAATAAAGGCTTCTATCTGAACTTGATAGAGAACCTTCCCATCGAGAAGGCCGAGAAGAAGCGCCTGCTGCGCGATGCGGATATTGAGGAAGCTGAATACGAAGAACTTAATGAAGAGTGAGATGGAAACAGATATTGAAATCACTTCCCGGTTTGAGGAATACTACATGAACCAGATGCAGATACTGGTCAATGTCATTGATGCCAACAACATATTTGCCGAGGTGGCACGTGCGGGTGGTAAGACGGAAGGTATCACCGGCCCTCGCATCATCCGTGTGGCCAATGACATGCCAGGCGAGCTGTCGTTCCTGGTACATAAGACCTACGTTGCCTTGATGACGAACGTATGGCCCAACCTTCAGGCTTATTTCTCCAGGGAAGTCACCGTAGGTGGGAAGGTGCGCTCCATGCTGGAGTATGGCATCGATTATGTGGTGGGCGAAAATAAGCTCCCTTCTCATTTCCGCAAGCCCCGATATCCCATATCCTACCCCAAACACAGTGTCGTTTTCCGGGATGGCCATCACATCCAGTTGGTAAGTTCGGATCAGCCGGAGTCCGTTGCCGGACGCTCTGCCGTCCACGCCATCATTGAAGAGATGAAACACAACAAAGGGGAGAAATTGAAAACCCGCTTGTTCCCTTCCCTCCGTGGTGCCAGTGCCGAAATACGCCGGTCACCTTATTACCAAGGTATCACGGGCGTATCCGATACCGCGCGTGTGGATCTCGGTGAAGATGACTGGTTCGAGGAGTATGAAAAGAACATGGATACGAAACTGATGGAGGAAATATCTACAGTCGCGCTTCATGTGAATGCAGCTATCTATCATAAATACAAGCTTATAAACTCACAACGGGAAACGACTAACCCCGTTACCCTTGAGCGTATCCGTCTTGAAATCATCAAGCAGGATCGCATCATATCCTTATGGCAGCCCCGCCTGGCAGACATGCGCCGTAACGCCACGTTGTACGTCCGTGCCAGTTCCTTCTGCAACAAGGATATTCTCGGTCCGAAGTTCTTCAAGACGCAGCTTGAGACCTTGGATATGGACGAATTCCTCACTTCCATCTGCGCTATCCGCCATAAGGAGGTTATCAACAAGTTCTTCGCCAACTACAACAAGGAGAAACATCAGTATGCAGACAGCTATATTTATGAATCCATTCTACGACTTGACCTGCGGGAACATTTTCTACTCACAGCCCGCTATTTGAAGCACTACAACAAGCGTGACGAGCTACTGGTAGGATATGACCCCGGCCACTTCTCCAGCCTTGTTGTCGGGCAGGAAAAGGAATACGGCCGTCAGCTCCGCATTATAAAGGAACTCTATTGCTGTTACCCGGATGAACAGCCCGAACTCGCCCGTCAGTTCTATGAGTTTTTCGGTGCTGATTCTCTGAATAAGCGTATCATCCTCTATCCTGACCGCGCCGGGAACAAACGCCGCGAGGAACTGGAGCAGATTACCACCGACAGCCGTGCCCTGAAGCGTGAGCTGGAAAGTTATGGCTTTGAGGTGGAACTGATGAATGAAGGGCAGGCCACCGTATATCATTGGCAACAGTTCAAGTTGTTGCTTCTTATGTTTGGAGGCCGGAGCAATGCCTTGCCGGAAGTTTTGATAGACGAGAACGAGTGCAGGAACCTTTGCAGTGCCATCATGCTGTCACCGTTGAAAAAAACGGAAGGCCGCATCGAGCTGGACAAATCTTCGGAAAAGAAAGTGCCTCTCAAGAACCAGGCCGGACTGACAACGCAGCTTCCCAGTGCCCTGATTTATCTTCTTTTCGGGCGTTATGGAAACAAAGTGTTGAGTGAATTATCGTCCATGCCGGACAATTTACCTGATAATCTGGCTATATAACGGCTGTTTTTCACTATAAAAATGGTCAGTAAAGATACAATAATGGTATCGTTTGACATTGAAACAAATGATTTTTATCTGGAAACCAAGTGTTTATGTTTTTGAAAACGAAAAGCGTTTTCTTCGTGAGAAGCTGTTCAGCACGCACCGCTGAGTTTTGGGATTGCAAGGCATCCTCCAGCATTCCTCGGAAATATGACGGAGGGTGCTTCTCGTCCTTTTTCCCACAGTAGAAACCTGCTACTTTCGGGCATGGAAATGACAATGACCGGTATTCAAGCGATGCTATGGGCCAAAGAGATATCAAAACTGCCTAACGGCTGCTTTACCATTGCCTTCTTCCCGTGTTCCAGGCATAAGGGGGAGGCATCAGCCACATTGACAGTTAAAGAAGGATGCAGATGGCGTACTCAACTGCCTGAAGAAAGATTCAGTATAGACAGTGACAACTTCTTTCTGTTTACAGACGCAGACGGGGAACCCAAGATGTGCTACCGTATTCTCATCAGGTACATGGGCTTTCCTCAAGATGGTTTCAAACTTCATAAAATAGATTGGTTATGAGTAAAAGCAATCTCAAAATGGTAGGCAACTTCGGTTGCTATCTTGACGATGACAATGTAATATCCTTCCAGATTGGAGACAGGCCAATGGCTTCAGTCCTGGAACCGGACCCGATGTTCCCCCTGAGTGGAGGAAGTCTTCCGGATACGCAGTGGCAGAGCATCCAAGGATTCCAGGTGTGCAGCCGTGGCTTCAACAACATGAAATGCGAGGAAGTCGCGTCCGACATAAAGAAGAACCGGCTTCTGCCAAGACTGATTACCAAGCAGGTCAGCATGCTGTATGGCCATGGGCTTGCCGTGTACAAGCCGGCAATCGTGGACGGGAAACTTCAGAAACAGTGGGTTGACTGTCCGGAAATCATGGACTGGCTCAACAGTTGGGAACAGCGCGGTCTTGAATCGGGTTATAAGGAAGTGGCCAAATCAATCATCAAGAACTACTACTATTTCAGGGACTGTTTCGTAAAGTGGCGCTTCACAAAGGGAAAAGCAAGAGGGACGATGCCCGTTGCCGGCCTTGAATCCATGGAGAACAGACATTGCCGGCTGGCCACCACCAAGAAGGATGTGGCGACAGATGTTGTCTACTACCGGGATTTCCGCTACATTGCCGTAGGGCGTTGGGGGTATGGCACATCCACTTTCCGCATCTATCCGAAGTTTTCCTTTTCGGAGCTTGCCAATTACAGATTCGCGGCCATTTCCCATCACCGGGAAAAATCCGTGGATGAGTTCTACGGTGTGAACGAAACCCATGCCGGTACCCGCTCCTACATCAAGGGTTCCAACGATACGGCTGATTATATCAACTCCTTTTTACGTAATTCGCTTGCCGCCAAGATACACATTGTCATCCCCAATGCCTGGCTTGAGTCCAAGAGGATCCAGATAACCAAACTCTGCGACGAGAATAAACGGCGCAAGAAAAACAATGAGGAAGAACTGATGTACAATGGCATCGTGATTGGTTCGGAATTCAAGGAATCCACCCTGATAAAGTATCTGCAGTCTGAACTGCGCAAGATCTCCCGCTATCTGTCCGGTGCAGACAACCAGGGTAAGGCGTATGCGACAATCAGCTTCAAGAACAGCCAGGGCGAAGAGGAACGCTGGAAGATAGAGACGGTTGATTTGAAATACAAGGAATATATCGATGCCTTGATATCCTATGACAAACGCGCCGATGAGGTGCTGCTGTCAAGCGTGGGACTTGACTCCTCCATATCCAGTGTCAGCAAGGACGGGGTCATATCCAAATCAGGAGCCGATGCGTATTACAACTATCTGATATACATTATGTCACTGACATCGGAAGACGAAATCTGCTCCGAACCGTTCAATATGGCCATACAGATAAACTTTCCCCATTTATACAGCCAGGGGTACCGTCTTGGATTCTATCGCGAAGTTCCGGCACGCCAGGAAGATGTTTCACCTCAAAACAGACTAAATCAGCAACAGTCATGAGAATATTGGAAGAACTGTTTACCACCATTTCGGAATTTCGGAAGTATGCTCCCTATGCAGAGAGCAATGTCACTTTCGACCAGCTCAATTCGTCTGCCATTTCTGCGAAAAAGCAGATGGTTATCATCCTTACCAAAGATGTCTACACCGAACTGACGGCAGACGAGGGCGAATTGAAGGAGGCCCTGCGTCTTGCGATGGCCAATCTGACCATGGCCAAACAGCTCATTTTTGATGTTGTATCCAAGCGTAAGGATGATGTCGATATATACAAGCATGAGCAGGAAAGCATGCGCAGGTCGTATATTGAGAACTATTATAATGCCATGGATACTGTCATCCAATTGCTTGATAACAGTCAGACCGTGCCCTCCTGGAAAGAAACGAGATACAAGAAGATGCTTGATGTTCTTAAAATAAAGAGTACGGAGGAGTTCGACATGCTGTATACGATAGACATGTCCTATCTGTTCTTTTTCCGGACTATACCGATCCAGAGCGAAGCGCTGGATGACGGGATATCGGCCTATTTTGAGCGGGCAGAAAAAAAGGAAGAGATACTGCGTCTGCTCAAACGATGCCTCGCCAAGCAGACCATAGCCATTGCCCTGCGGCGTTTTGATATTCTCGATTTTCCAAGTACGATTCGCAATTTATTTGAAGACTCAAAAGTTATGCGATATGGTACTCAAGAGCAAGAACGTTTACTTGCTCTGTCAGACTCTCTGCTTGAAGAGGTGAAGCGGGAACTGGCCAATATAGATCTGCTTTTGTCAACGGACAGTTCCGGCTCTGTAGATACGAACACATCCTTTAACCGTCCGGACGACATAATAATGCTGATGCCATGTTGACAATAGACTTTATAGCAAAAGGAATGCAATACAGCATCCCCAATTCCTGGGATGGGTTAACTCCTTATCACTTCCAAGCACTCATGCGTGATATACAAAGGTTTGCGGAGGGAAAAATATCCGTCGGCATGGTCCGTGCGAATTATGTTTGCCGGATTATGGGATGGAATCTTCAAAAAATAAGGAATACGGATGGATGGGCAAATGTGGCCTGGCTTGCAGAGCAGGTGACATTTCCGTTCACGATTGTCTATCCGGATAATGATGCAGCACTCCAGGAATTGGATTCTGAAACATACAGACTCTGTAAGAAGATACCACCACACCGGTTGCATGGAATAACCATATCCAGGTATCTGGACAGACTGGACTACAAATATGCAGTAGACTCATGTTTCTGCAAACAACTGGTTCCGGCGATACATCTTGAGGATGAAACTTTTTTTGCCTATAATATAGAAACCATGTTCAACCGTCTTACTTGCTCGCTTACGGCACTCCAGTTCATTGAGGCACGTGGTCTCCTTGGATGTCCGAAAGAGCAGCTTCCGTTATTGGCCGCTATCCTTTACTATCCGGACCGGTATTCATCTGCCGGAGCGCATAAGTTGGCACAGAAGTTCACTGGGCTGCCGATGGATGAGCTTATTCCCATAGCCTTCAATTTTCAGGCCTTCATCAATTATCTGTTTACCAAAACTGAGTTCAAGTTGCTTACAGAACTTGAGGAGACCAAAGTTTCTGCCATTTCCACGGGTGCACTTGAGTCTCTGTACAACTTG